AAACATTCAAGAAAGCCATTGAAGCTAAGAACAACGCGGTTCAATCAGCCCTCACCGCAGAGAATAGAGTAAAACAAGCAGAGGCTGAGGCCAAAATCAAAATTGCACAAGCTGAAGGTAATGCTCAAGCAATGCTGACTTCGGCCAAGGCAGAAGCGGAAGCAAACAGAATGAAACAACAAACTATTACACCTATGCTTCTACAACTTGAGTACATCAACAAATGGAACGGAGTGTTACCCACAACACAATTGGGATCAGGAACAAACATGATGTATAACGTAAAGTAAAAATTAAAAGAGAGTTATTTAAAGAGGGAAGATTATTCTTCCCTTTTTTATTTGGAAATGTAAAATTTATTTCGTATATTCATCCTATAATTAAACATTATGAAAACTGTATTCATCGGTGATATACACGGTCTTCCCATTTGGAAAGAAATTGTAGAACAGGAAAAACCTGATAGGGTTATTTTTGTGGGAGATTATTTTGATTCATTTAACATCCCAGGTATTGACCAAATCCACAATTTTAAGGAAATTATCCATTTCAAAAAAACAAGTGGAATTGAAGTTGTACTGTTGGTAGGTAATCACGATTATCATTATATGGATATGGGTGAAACTTACAGTGGATTTCAACCTGCTCTAAAATTTGATATTGGACAGTTACTCAAAGAGAATATGGAACATTTACAAATGGCTTATTCATTTGATAATTTCCTTTGCACTCACGCTGGTGTATCTTCGGTGTTTATGAATGATAATTTTAGAGGTAGTTGGAATTGTGATAATTTAGTTGAAAAGCTGAATGAAACATTTAAATATTCTCCATTCATTTTTAAGTTCAATGGTTTTAATCCATACGGGGATAATGAAACACAATCACCGATTTGGATTAGGTTGAATTCATTGAGAACTTCAAATAACAAACGAGGTAAAGATGGAATTAAAAAACGATTTATTCAAGTGTTTGGACATACCCATATTAAAGAAATTGATTTGGTAGGAATGGAAAAGTTTTTAGGAGGTAGATACATTATGATTGATGCTTTACCATCACGTCAATTCTTAATTTATGATGGCGAAATTAAAGTAGGGAAAGTATGATAAAGTGGGTTGTATGTATGGAATAAAAAAATACTAAAAAAATAATTAATGAAAAAACTAATAACAACTCTAATGCTGATGGGGATAACAACCATTTGCTTAGCACAAAAACCAATGGTTGGCTTTACCGAAAATGAAATAAAGACCTACAACAAGATAGAATTTAGTACTGCGTCTTGGGATAAGACATATGAATCTGAAATTTGGTGTTTATGGACTAAACACACATCTTTTGATTTAATGAGCTTTTATGTTTTCAAATATGGAGAAACAAAAAATGTAATGTTCACAAATGCAACCCAAGACGATGAAATGGCATTGCTTATCTTAAACCAAGTAAGAGAAAATTCTGTTTATATGGGTGATAACAAATTTTACGATAAAAAAACAGGATTAACAGTCGAATGTGAATACAATAAAAATAAAAATATTTTTATGTTTAACTACAGTTTTGAATAAGTTATGTCATTAGCAACAAAAAAAGAAGAACAAGCTATCCACGAATGTTATAGGAGGTTATATAGAGCATCAACTCCATCAGCTAACTTTGATGAATTAATCCAAAACGCATCCGAAAATGAGCTAGGAGAAAAGGTCATAGACTATAACAACTACGAAATATGTGAATACCAATTTTCAGAAATTATCCAAGAAGTAATTAAGGAATATAAAATTAAAACTTGGAGAAGGCAACTATTTAAGAATGCAATAATATTAGGATGCTCCCCCAAATTTAAAAACCCAGAATAAAATGAATATAGTTTCGCTTTTAATTGCTATCGGGCTTATGTTTGTGGCTCAAGTATTAACATTTTATCAACTACAAGGGCCACTTAAAATAGATTGGTTTAAAAACAACTATTGGCTTGTGGTATTAATGGGATTGCCTATTTCCATGATGTATATGTCGTCTGTAAAACATTTTGTTGAAGCATATAACGGATTAATTTGGCCAAGCCGAATTATTGGGTTTGGAATAGGAGTAATTGTATTTACAATTATGGCTCAAATATTGTTTGGAGAGCCTCTAACAAGTAAAACAATTGCATGTTTAATACTATCGTTAGGTATTATTTTGGTTCAATTGTTTTGGAAATAAAAAAAATCAATATTTATAATAAAATTTAATCTATGAAAAAAACCAGTTTATTACTTTTAAGCATTTTAATTTTTGCTTTTACTTCTTGTAAAAAAGATACCCCACAACCCACACCCAACCCAAATCCTAAATCAGACACCATAGCGGTAAGTGAAAATATTACCCAAAGTACAGTTTGGTATAAAGATAGTACTTATATGATTAAGGGGTTTGTGTTTGTAAAAAATGGAGCAACACTAATTATTCAACCCGGTACTAAAATTTTAGGTGATAGAGCATCTAAAGGTACTTTGATTATTACTCGTGGTAGTAGAATTATTGCTGATGGGACACCAAATGAACCTATTGTATTTACCTCTGCTCAACCCGATAGTATGAAAACATACGGTGATTGGGGTGGTTTAGTTATTTTAGGAAACGCTACTATTAATGTACCTGGTGGAACTGCTTTAATTGAAGGTGGTTTGCTAGGTCAAGACGCAACCTATGGTGGAACAAATGACAACGATAATTCGGGAACACTACGATATGTTCGCATTGAATATGGGGGAATTGCATATCAACCAAATAATGAAATTAATGGTTTAACTTTTGGGGGGGTAGGTAGAGGGACCATTGTAGAAAATGTTCAAGTAAGTTATGCTGGAGACGATGCTTTTGAATGGTTTGGGGGTACAGTTAATTGTAAAAATTTGATCGCATACAAATGTTGGGATGATGATTTTGATACTGATTTTGGTTTTAGAGGAATGATCCAATTTGGCTTAATTATTAGAGATCATAATATTGCAGATCAATCTCAATCAAACGGATTTGAATCAGATAATGACGGAACCGGTTCTACAAATACCCCACAAACCGCTCCTGTATTTTCAAACATTACATTGATTGGCCCTAAATACTCAGGAACACCTAATGCCTTGTATCGTAGAGCAGCCCATTTGCGTAGAAATACCTCTACTTCAATTTATAATTCAATATTTGTGGGTTACCCAACAGGTTTACATATTGATGGAGTCTCTGCTCAATCAAACGCTACTAATGATTTACTTCAATTAGAAAGAATTACATTAGTAAATATGACTAATGATTTTGAACAAACAAATGGAGCCAATAGTTGGGCGGGTATGAATGATTATTTTAATTCATCTAATAGAGAAAACGCAACAACAAATATTTTGGAATTAAATTCAAATTATTTACCATTATCAACTTCAAATTTGTTAAATAAAGCTTCATTCACCAACCCTAAACTAAATAATCCATTTTTCACTCCTGTGCCTTATGTTGGCGCATTTGGAACCACAAATTGGACATTAGGTTGGGCTAGATTTCAATAATATATAACGCGTTAATTATTAACGCTCTAGCGATTTTTATAGCGCATTGATTATTAACGCTCTACACAAACCGTTAGAGCATTAGTAATTAACGCGCTATAAGCGTCATGTAAACGTCATATAAAACATTTGGCTTAGCGCGGGCCTTGTCGTATATTTAATTATGTTAAAAGTTAAAAATATGACAAACGAAAACGTACGCAGATTTATTCATCTGCAAGAAAAAGCCAATAGGATGATTGATACCCATGGTCAATGTTCATCTGATGTTGCAGATGAATTGGAAATGTTGGGAGATATGTTATCTTTTGACGAAATCGACGCCGTTTGTGAATATTACACACAAATGAGGTCATCACAAGGTCATGTGGAACAGTTGGCCTAATTAAAATTCGTTCGTATATTTAATCATATTAAAAATAAAAGTTATGTTAAGAAACGGAAATTACATGCTGGTAGTCGATGTTAATGAGTGGGTTGAAAAACACACTATGCGTAAGGATACCAAAATATCATTGCCGATTTATGAAAGTGAATATTTTGATACTACCGATTTGAAAAGTGTCTTTCCTAAAGATATGTTTAGGTTGATGGAATGTGATGTGTGGACTTTGATGGTTGGAGTTAAATAGTATATAAAAATGAACGAAGCAAAATACGTAATCGTCAATGGAAGCGGAATCATCTTTTCCGCAGCAATCCAACATAAAGACATGGTTGGTTATAATGAAAAATGTGAAGGTGCTGGGTTTGTAAGGTTTGCCGTTGAAAAAGACAGCTACGGCGATGACATCATCGTTGCTAAATGCTACGGCAAGTCCATTTCATTGGACATCGAATCTCGACCAGAAAAAGATTCAAAAATTCTAACACGTCAAATCACCAATCCTTTCTGAATATAAAACTAAAAATAAAATGAGAAACGAAGTTATTGTTACCGTCGCTGAGCATTGTACTTATATAGCTCTTATTGCTTATAAGAAGTATTATACACCACTTGGCACAATGATTACTCCAACCTCTGTAGCTTTTGATTTTATGGAGGATGCAGAAGAATTTAAGCAGTGTCTTTGTGAAGAATTTGATGTACACCCAGATGACATCAAAATTAAAAACTCATACAATGAAAAGTAATAACCAACCCACCAACACCACTCCTGTCCTGACTGCAAATCAAATCAACTAAAAACAAAACAAATGAAAAATAAGTTAAAAACAATTTGGCATGATTTTTGGATTGAGCCCTACTACCACATTATATTTATATTGAGTGTTGGTTTGATCTCAATGTTAATAGCTGGTGGAATACTGAGCATAGTCCAAACTTTAAAATAACAAAACAGTCAGGCAACGGAAGTGCAATAGCGGTATAATAAACTATGGGTAGGGCGAAAATCTGAGATAGTGTAAAGACCTGCAAAAGATGGGAAACCAAGTGAAGCTATTGTAACAGGTTCGAGTCCTGTCCTGACTACTAAAAATTAAAGAATATGGAATGGGTTGAAATTAAAAATGGAAAACCAAAAGATGGTAGTTGGGTACTAATTCAAAGTTCTTTGAAGAACGTACCGAAATATGAGGTTTGCTATTATGAAAAGGATGAATGGTACATACCTTCGTATGATGATGTATGTGAAGAGAAACATATTATTAAATGGTCGTACATTGAATAATCAAACAGTCAGGTAGCGGAATTGGTTAGACGCATTGAGGAATCTAAACTTGGTAACATTTGTTAGATTTAATAGTAATCCTCCTTCCTTACAGGTTCGAATCCTGTCCTGACTACTAAACAATTTAAAACTAAAAAACAAATGACAAAGTATTACATTGATAACAAAGAGTATTATTTATGGTGTATTGCAAATGATGTAATACCTTACCACTAAACAAAAAACAACTAAAAAACTAAACAACTAAACAAAAGACATGAAAAAGTTAATTGCAATTTTCAGCATTGGTGTATTATTGGCAAGCTGTAATGCCACCAATCCTTCTCAAGATAAAGAGATGCTTCAAAAGAAATACCCCAAAGGTATTGTGTACAGTGTTACCGAATCTCGATACATAGTGGTGGATTCTACAAATGTGTTAGATATTAGGGTAGAGCTAAATGGAACCATTAGGTCTACCGTGAAAATAAAATAATAAAACCAAATGAAACTAAACCAAAACTCAATCTCGGCAAAACTCTATCGTTGGTTCTATAAAACCGACACAATGCCCACCAACCTATGTCCTTACTTTTGGAAACTGGTTACTGCGGTGATTCTTTCGCCTTTGCTTGCAATTTGTACCCTACCCTATGAAATCATCAACTACAAACGTTGGCGTCGGGACACATACGGTGATATTCTCGGAGAATCGCTTGCTTATTGGTTCTTTATCGCTGCTATTATTTGCATGATTTCAACATTGAGTCTTTTCTTTTACATCCCTGATGAGGATTCATTACTTATGGTAATGATAGTTTTTGGTTTTTGTGTTTGGACTTCCCTTATCATAGTTGGTATTATTTGGAGTATTCTTAACACAAAAGAATACTTAAAATCAAAGAAGAGCGATGATGAAAAGACAGACAACATCATCGTTGAGATGGTGAAAGCAAAGTATCACAAATACTGTCCTAAAATTGATTGGAAATAGTAATAAAAATTAAAAACAAATAATATGGCAACACGTTCAATGATTGGAATTGTTAATGAAGACAAAACTGTAAGCGCTATCTATTGCCATCTTGATGGCTATCCAAACCACAATGGTAAAGTGCTTACAAAACATTACAATAGTCAAGATAAAGCTGAGGAGCTAATCAAGTTAGGCGATATTCGTTTTTTAGAAAACACACCACAATCCTGCGAAACTTACAACACTCCAGCTACTGTGTATGAAAACGAAGAAGATTATTTTGAGAATGCTTCTCCTAATCACGGAGCAAAATACGCTTATTTATTTGAAAATGGAAAATGGGAATGGAAATAAGTTTAGAATTTATGCTTAAAATATTATCTGTACTATTAATTTATGCTTTAATATACTTGCTGGTATCAGCATACAACAAATGGCAATACGAAAACATTGGTAAAAATGAAAAGTAAATTAGATGTCTAAATACAAACCCATAGGGGCCACACCCAAAGAAAAAGCAGACCAGTTGTTAGAATCTGTTATGTTTAGTCGAAGTAAACAATTAGACTTAAACACAGGTAAATATCAACCAATTCCAACCAACCCACATTATAAAGAATGCGCATTAGCAATTGTAAACGAAATCTTTGAGTTTATGAAAAAAGATGATTTAGATTCCGAAACGGCTTATTGGGCTAATCATCCTCTTTCTAATTTTTGGATAGAAGTTGAACGTGAAATTAAATTGAGATGAACTTACTTATAACTTTAGAAAAATATTTTCAAGAAGGTTGGTTGATTAAACAAACTCATCAAACTTTACCTCTGACAATTTGGAATTATTCCCAATCAACCCAATATGAGGGTAAGTGGGATGAAATAACCCTTATGTGTAGAGGTTTGGTTACAGATGATAATGGAAATATCGTTGCTAGACCTTTCAAGAAGTTTTTCAATTTAGAAGAGGGAAAACACACACCAACCTCAGAATTCGAAGTTTATGAAAAGATGGATGGTTCTTTGGGTATTATGTTCAAATACAATGGAGAGCTTGTTTGTGCTACCCGTGGTTCATTTACCTCAGAGCAATCTGAATGGATGTCAAATTTTGCCAAAAAATACAACTATAAACACATTTTAGTTGATGGATTAACCTACTTGTTTGAAATAATTTACCCCCAAAATAGAATTGTAGTGAATTATGGCAGCCAAGAAAGATTAGTGTTGTTAGGTATTATAGAAACCCAAACTGGTGAAGAAGTATCCTACAATGAAATTTCTCAATTTGATGGTTGGGATATTGTCAAAAAATACGATGGAATTAAAGACTATACCCAACTGAAGAGTATAATTTCTAACAACCAAGAAGGTTTCGTTGTAAGGTTTTCAAACGGAAATAGGGTAAAAATCAAAGGAGAAGAATACTTGCGCCTGCATAAGATTATGACTGAAGTTTCGACTAAATCTGTTTGGGAGATTTTATCTAATGGTGGTAATATGGAAGAGGTACTCAGAGATGTTCCTGATGAATTTTTTGATAAGATAAAGGAATATGAAATGGAACTTGTTTCTAAATTTGATGATATAAAGAATGAATATAATTGGATTTATAAAGTTTTAGAAAGAAACGAGGAAATTTCAGAAAATAGAGCTATCTTTGCCCAATACGCTAAAAGATACAAACACCCATCCATTTTATTTGGTCTATTGGACGGTAAAAATATAGACCCTATGATTTGGAAAATTATACAACCCGAATACAAAAAACTATGAAACTAATTTTAGAAAAAGACCAAAGATTATTTTTTACTAGTGATACCCACTACAAACACTCAAATATTTGTAGAGCAACTACAAATTGGAAAGACTCTGATGGTGTTACTCGTGATTTCCAATCTTTGGATCACATGAACAATACTCTGGTTGATAATATCAATACTAAAGTAGGTGAGGATGATGTTTTGTTCCACCTAGGAGATTGGTCTTTTGGTGGATTTGAAAGTATAGAAGAGTTTCGGCAAAGAATCTTTTGTAAAAATGTTCACCTTGTCTTTGGAAACCACGATCATCACATTCGTAGAAACAAGGGAGGGGTTCAGGATCTATTTACCTCAACTCACGACTACCTTCACTTGGATGTAAGACAACCTTCTTCAACCAACAAAGGATTGGTAAATAAATTTGAATTTATTTGTATGCACTATCCTATTGCTAGTTGGGATGGTATGAACAATGGTGTGATTCACCTTCACGGTCACACACACTTACCAGCACACCTGAGGGTTGCACAAGGTAGAGCTATGGATGTTGGTGTTGATGGTAATGAATACGAACCTCTACTTATGCAAGAGATACAAGTTATTATGTCAGGAAGGGGTATCAAAAAACTTTGCCTGCCACAAGATCATCACGAAAAAAGAATTTGAAAATTATGAAAAATCTAATATTATTACGCGGCCTGCCTGGTGCAGGAAAATCGACAGTCGCAAAAATGTTGGTCAACAAAGACTACTGTCATAAAGAAGCAGATATGTTTTTCGTCGACAGAGAAGGCAACTATAAGTTCGAGCCGTCGAAAATCAAAGACGCGCACGCTTGGTGCCAAGAAGAAGTTGAGTTCTTGTTGAGACTCGAACACACGCCGGTGGTTGTTTCCAATACATTCACACAAGAATGGGAGATGGAAGCTTATTATAAGTTGGCCAAAGATTACGGTTACACAGTCTTCTCATTGATTGTTGAAAACCGACACGGCGGAAGGAATATTCACGGTGTTCCTGATGATAAGTTAGAAATTATGAAAAACAGATTTGAAATAAAATTATGAAAGAAAAACAAATTGATAAGTTATACATAGACAGATTCATCGATTCGATGGAGAATGATTATGAAAATTGGAAAATGAACCATTGCGCCGGACCAGGGATGTCATGGGCAGAATTTTGTAGTCCAACTTATGAAAAAGAAAATGGAGGAAGGTTATCTTTTGGTTGGAGTGGAAATCATATTGGTGCCTGGGTGAACGGTCATTTTTCTTGGGAAATACCGTTTGCTGTTTTGAATCCATTTAATCCTATTTTTTGGAAATTCAGAAGGGCCGAAAAAAGAATGAAAAATTATTTGAGAAGTAAAGAAAAAGAGTTATATTTGGATAATTTAAAAAACGTATTGTAATGGAAAAAGTAATTAAAGATGGTAAAGTAGCAGTATTGGTTTCAAACGATTGGGGTAGTGGTTTTCATACTTATGGCGCTCCATTAGAAGCAATATTTAACCCACAATTGGTAGAATTGATTGAAAATAAAAATTACAATGAGGCAATGGAATTTATTGAAAAAACATACCCAAATGTTTCTGCATATGACATTACAGGCCTATGCGTTGAATGGGTAGAAGAAGGTAGAGAATTTTATATTACCGAATACGATGGATTAGAATCAATTGTTTTCAAAGATGAAGTTAAATGGATAACAGCATGAAAATATATTACACCATAATCAAAGATAAAATTTTATCTTTCATTAACTTTATCAAAAATGTCTGGTTATTTAGAAAGGCTCTCACCGATTTTCATTGGTGGGCTTATCAGCCTTTATTTCAATTTATGAACACAGGTATTAATGAAATGGCTGATGGGATTGAGAATAAAGGGAGTGAGATTAAGTCTACTAAAATGAAAAAAGTGGCCAAAATGAGACGTGCTTGTGAGATTTTACAAAACCATATAGATGATAACTATACCACAATGGCTGAAAACATTTTAGGTAAACGTTGTGATTATGAACTTAAATTTATTCGTTTAGAAGATAGTCCTGGATTATTTGGTGTTGAAGATGGTTTAACTGAAGAACAAAGAGATCATAACCACGAAGTTTTTTTAAAATCTCGTGAACTTGAAGTTAAGGAATGGGAAGAATTTTGTGAAATAATTAAAGGACAAGGTGATTTTTTTGAGCAAGATGAGTGGGAGGAAAAATTTGATGGTTCGGGACTTAAAAATTGGTGGGATTAAAATTTTGTAATATCTTATAGGACATTGATTATTAATGTTTTAACAATTCGTGTAGCACGTTAATTATCAACGTCCTACATAAATCGCTAGAGCGTTAATAATCAATGCCCTGCATCAATGCGCCGGAGTCATATAAGCGTCATACAAAATATTTGGTTATTCGATTGCCTTGTCGTACATTCACGATATTGAAATTATAAATAAAGGACATGTATAGAATTAATGAACAGTTAAGTAAAGAAGAAAATTTAGAATTAGCCAAAGCTTACACCGAAAAGGCCAATGAGTTATTAACTAGATTCAAAGATATTATTACTGAAGCAAATAAGCAATTTCCCGGTTCTACTTTTGGGTTATCAAAATCTAGATTAGAAAAACATAAGTCTCCAAATGAGACCTACCAACGTGTTGCTAATGCTACTAGGTCTTTATATAATACCAAATCTGCCTATGATACTAGAGACAGAATGGAAGCTGAAAAGATTAAAAAGCAAGAACAAGCTGAGTTTGCTAAGAAAGTTGAAAATGAAAAAGCCCAATTATTAAATGAAGCTATTACTTTTTGTTTGAATAATGGGAAATTATTTGGGAAAGATTTTACAGCAGAAACTGCTGTTTCAACAGCTAACGACCTTGCCTTTGAACTTGCCGTTAAAAAAAGAGAAATCCAAATTGGAGATGGTTATATTGGTTTTAGTGGGCAAAACTGCGAAGATGAATGTGATGGTTGGAATCCAAGCAATAGACGATGCCAATGTGGTAATCGTAGAGTAAGTTGGACTGATGGATATTATTCTGACTTTAGAGATATGTCTATTTACGCTGAAGCTTATTAATATGGAAATAATTATAGCCACTCTAATCATTTGTTGTCCTCTTTGTATTATAGCAACTCAATTACACGAAATTATAAAATGTTTAAGAAAATGATTGATATCTCAAAAATAAAAATAGGCGATAAGGTTCATTATATTCCTTTTAATGGTTGTGATGAATCCCAATACGAAAACGGAATGGTAAAAGAAATACCAGACCATACCAACACCTCAATCAGGGTTGTTTATTCCTGTAGTGGGGATTGGGATAATTTTATGAACTATACTTCACAATTAACTCCTATCAATAAATTAGGGATAGGATGGAAACACTAAACCCCACCCAATTATGAAAAAAATCTTACTAATTACCCTATTTGCATCACTTTACTCGTGTAATTTTGTAGCAGAAAAAAGTTACATAATCACTAGAAAATCAGTTATGGTAGAAGATACGAGTTTGGCACGTTTTTCATATCGAATTGGTGGAAATCATTACGAGATAACGGATTTATCACACCGATTTGAGATTGGGGATGATATTCGTAAATACTCTACAACAAGGCAAATTAAAAACTAAAATATGAATTTAACACAAATGAATTTGGAACAACTCAAGGAGTTAAACCAACAAGTAATCAATGCTATTAGGATAAAAGAATCTCAATCAGTAGAGGTACTTAAATCTAGTCTTTTAACTGGTAGCAAAGTAAAGATTAATCATAAAAAAATTAATCCAAACAATGTTTATATAGTTAAAACTATTAAACGAAAAAAAGCATTAGTAGAAGGCCACAATGCTAGTTACAATGTAGCTTTAAGTTTATTAGAAATTATTAAATAATAAAAATATGACACTCAAAAACTTAGAAAAAGCAATTAAATATTTCAAATGGGATCACCCATCATACGATAAGTCAAGAATTATAATTATCTATAATCAGTTGAACGATGCTGATAAAAAACAAGCAGATATTCAATTTATGGAAGTGCTATCTAAAATTCTGCAATAATACTGCAAATTTTGTAACATTTTATAGTGCGTTAATTATCAATGCTCTAATGGTTCGTGTAGCGCGTTAATTATCAACGCTCTACATAAACCATTAGAGCGTTAATTACTAACGCGTTACATTAGTACGCAAGAGTCATATAAACGTCATGCGAAGCATTTGGCTATCCAATTGCCTTGTCGTACATTCACGACATTGAAATTATAAATAAATAAAAGTTATGACAATACAATTAGTAATCCAAAGTCACCTGAGTGATGCATCAATTGAGATGGGTCATCCACAATTGGCAGATACAGCAGAATTGCGTATCCAATTTGTTAAATTTCTTTTGAACCAATTTCCTGATACAAGAAAGGAAATTAAGTTATCTGAAATTGAAGAATTGTTTGAAACTTTTAATGAAGCAAGGTTAACAAAATTAAATTAATAAAAATAAAAGTTATGACCAACAAACTCACACCCCACATTAAATACTACGACAACGGAAATGTAGCGGTAAAAGGACAAAAGAACTCCGTAGGACAACAAGAAGGTATTTGGGAGTGGTTCTATGCGGACGGAAACATTCGATGGAGAATCCCATACAAAGATGGGAAGGAGGATGGTATTGAGGAGGAGTTCTATGAAAACGGAATCATCCGTTATAGAACCTCATACAAAGAAGGTAAGGCGGATGGAATTGAGGAGGAATTTGATGAACAGGGAAACATTACCAAAACCCGTGTATGGAAAGATGGACAATTAATTGAAACAACTAAACACTAAGATTATGAAAAACGAAATTAAATTAAGCGATTTGACACAACACGATAGTATGTATTTCATTGGAGGCCTAGATCCATATCGTGATGGTGATGGTTGGGTGTTTGAAGATGAAGCCGTTGCGTTTGTAAAAGAATGGAATGAACAGCAAGCTATAAATCTAATCATTAACACTATTCGTGAAAACGAATTTAATGGTGAAACAATATACAACATCTTAGAAGAATTAGGAATGAAATGGCAAACAATGCGCCAACTAATGCTTCACTCTCCTATGGAACAAGTAGAATATTTAGTAGAAGAGAAAAAATCCCTTAAACTAAATATGTAATATCTCAGTCATACTAAACATTTGGTAATCCAAAATTTATTTCGTATATTTAATCATATTAAAAAATAAAAGTTATGACCAACGAACTCACACCCTACATTGAATACTGGGATAACGGAAATGTATGGGTCAAAGGAAAACTGAACTCCGTAGGACAACGAGAGGGTATTTGGGAGTTGTTCTATCCAAACGGAAACATCTCTTTAAGAACTCCATACAAAGAGGGTAAGAGGGATGGAATTCAGGAGGATTTTGATGGACACGGAAACATCATTGAAACCTATCTATGGAAAGACGGAAAACTAATTGAAGAAACTAAACACTAAACCTATGAAACAATACTTAGAGTGGCTTGAAAAACAAATTGACTTTTGTTTAGAGAATAAAACGATGCAAAAAGAACATTGGGCTTTTTGTAAGGCGTACGAGAAGTTCAAAAGCTTTGAAACAACTACTGAATCAGAGGAACTCACACCCCACATCGAATACTACTTCCAAAACGGAAATGTACTTGTCAAAGGACAAAAGAACTCCGTAGGAGAACGAGAAGGTCTTTGGGAGTTTTTCTATAAAAACGGAAACATCAAAAGGAGAACCTCATACAAAGATGGTAAGAGGGATGGAATTGAAGAGGAATTTGATGAACAAGGAAACATCACCGAAACCTATCTATGGAAAGACGGAAAACTAATTGAAGAAACTAAACACTAAAAAATAAAAGTTATGAATAGAATTACATTAAAGCAGCAACTCGAAGCCTTTGACAAAGGAATCATTTTAGACAGTGATGGTGGTGAAAGTAGTTGCTATAATTTCTACGATTGGTTCTGTAAGAATACCTCGCTTAAGAATAAATCAATCAAATTATTCAAGCAAGTAAAACGTTGGGCCAAATTTCGCAATACAGATACTGAAAAGGTGTATGTGTTTTTTAAGAATAATTGTCCTGTAGGTGGCCCATTATACGATGATTTCAGAATTTGTGATGTTGAAACCAGTGATGTCGTTTGGACAGTTGTACCAAAATGCGGACATAGCGGTAAGGCAGAGGTGTGGGGTCGAGCAAATGAATTTAAAGGAGCAATTGCGGTAGCAGATAATATGAACGGAATTTATAAACAATCATTTTAATTATGAAAATTACATTAGCAGAAGTTACCTACATCTACGATGTAGAACACAACAACAAACACTACACATTAACTCGTAAAAGCAACAATTACGATACTGATTACTTCATATGGTCAACATCTGAAGATAAGTCAATTGATGAAGACAATGCTTTGTACGATGAAATTGTTAATGCGTACGAAGAAGGAATGAACGATGGTTTTATATTCGACAACATAAATTGGTAAGAGCCTTTCTAAATAAATAAACATGTTATGAACACAGACTTTGAAGCAAGAATGAAATTAGCAAAAAATGTAGGTACTCTTCTTGGAACCATTTCATCGGTGCTTTTGTACGATAATGAAAACCTAAACGATTGGCAATACCGTAAATTAGCTGAAGCCTATTTAGATGAAAAGCTAGAGACAGTAAAAGATCAATCATCACAATGGGTAATTCAATCATTTATGCCAGCAGTGTTAGAAATTATCCAAGAAATGGATAATAGAGAAATCTATGTTAAAGACGAATATAGAAAAGCATTTATTAATTATTCACCTGTTCTTATTTAATTTATATACTATAAAACAAAAAACACATTATGAATCAAATTAAACATTTAATTATCTCCTTTTTAACAGCAATATCAATTATAGCTGTTGTGTTCATAGTATCTTTTATCATTATTGCAATCACAAACGCAATAGGTGCATTAGCAACATTTCTTTGCGCTGCTTTTATTATTCTTTGGGCGTTTTTATACATAATAGCCGAAAATATGTAACGCGTTAATTACTAACGCTCTAATGGTTCGTGTAGCGCGTTAATTATCAACGCTCTACATAAACCGTTAGAGCGTTAATAATCAACGGGCTACGCTAATATGCAAGAGTCATATAAGCGTCATACAAAGCATTTGGCTATTCGATTGCCTTGTCGTACATTCACGATATTGAAATTATAAATAAATAAAAGTTATGACAACAAAACCAAAGAAAAGAGGTCGCCCAAGTAAAAATGTTACTTATGTTCCATCACTAATTGACTTTTCAAGTGTAGTCAAATTAGACAACTTGAATTTGGATTCAAGGATGATGGAAACAATGAAAACCGGATTGCCAATTGATAAGTTGATTTCGCACGAAGGTGGAATACCAGCAGCCAATAATATTATGATAGCTGGATCGCCTGGAGTAGGTAAAACTACTATATTATTAGATGTTTTATCACAAATTACTAAGAAAGGAAATAAATGCTTATTTATCTCAGGTGAAATGGGGAAAAAACAGATGTTTAAATATACTCAACGTTTTCCTCAATTTGGTAACGTTGAAACTTTATTCCTTAACGATTATATTGAGTATAATACTAAAGATATTATTGAACAGGTACTATCGATTGGGTGGGATTGTGTGTTAATAGATTCGGTTGCTGAAGTAATTGATGGGGCAAGAGAAAATAATGGTTGGGATCGAAAAATGGCTGAAGCTTGGGTTGTCCAAACATGTGTTAAAAATAATAAGGGGGAAAATAAAACTAATAGCTTTACCTCGTTTTTGTTAATTCAACAAATGACTAAAGGTCATGATATGGTAGGAAGTAATAAATTAAAACATTTGACAGATGCTGCTTTATTTTTAAGACGTGATACTGAAAGCCAGGGTGGTGGAACCTATATGGAATTTGAAAAAAATCGAAATGGAAATGTAGGTAATAAAATGTATTTTGTATTAAATAACAATCAAGTCAATTATATTACAGAATAAAATTAAAATACCTGGATCACCCATAGCATTTTTGCGATAATTTCGCATATGTATAATGGATGAAACCCGGTATTTACAAAATAATATCCCCTTCTGGGAAAATATATGTTGGGCAAACTATAGATCTTGATAGAAGACAAACAGAATATAAACGTTTACAATGTATTAAACAACGTAAAATATATTATTCTTTATCTAAATATGGTTGGGATAACCACTTATGGATAGAAATAGAATGTGATATTACTAAATTAGATGAACTTGAAGTCCAATTTAAACAAGATATTATAGATGAATATGGTTGGGGAAAAGCTTTATTTTGTGAATTACATGATAGCGGTGGAGGACCCAAATCTGAAAATACAAAGAAAAAAATAGGAATGGCTAATAAAGGTAAACACACTTTCACCCCAGAACAAAAGAAACAACGATTAACAAAATGGAAAAAAACCTTAGAAAGTAAAGGAGGATTTACTTGGGGCGGTAAAATAAGTAAATCTCAAAAAGGAGTACCTAAACCCAAAAAATGGAAACCCGTCCATCAATATGATTTAGAAGGTAATTTTATTAAAGAATGGGAAAGTATATCATCTGCTGAACAATATTATAGTAATGATCCTGGTAAAGATAACATAGGTGCTTGTACTAGAGGCAAACAAGAAACAGCTTATGGATATATTTGGAAAAAATCGAATATGTAATAATTCAGTCATATTAAATATTTGGATAAGCAAATATTAGTTCGTATATTTAACCATATTAAAAATAAAAGTTATGAAACCAAAAACCAATAACCATTTAGCTGTAACTATACTTGAGTATGGGTTCACAGTGCTAACAGCAGTGCTTGGTGTGATTTTCTTCGGCAGATTCATTTACGCGCTTTTGTTCAACCAATAAATCAATAAATATGAAAAATCTTTATTCCCGTCTAAAACCCGAAGTGGTTCTTGCTTTGCAAAATGAAGCCGTTCTTTACCCCAACACAGTCGCCAAAACTGTTAATGAGTTAGAAGAAAAATATTTTATGTTTCACTTGACATTAGAAGCTGTACTGCATTTAGCAGGAATAGAAGCGATTCGAAATGTTGCTGGAGTTAAAAACTACACAGAATTTCCTTTCATAGCCGTACTTGACAATTTATTAACCGAAACTAATCCTTTGAGCAAATAATAAAAATTATGAAAAACGAATTTAAACCAAACTCAAATCAAATGAAGCATCCCGAAAAATGGTACATACCTGTTACCGAAGAGAACCGCGCAGAACTCCAAACGTGGTGGCGAAAGCAAGTCTTAAAAAGCAGATGGACAAAGGACCCAGACGCCAGCCTAAGAGAAGACGCCTACCTGCTTTCAAAGCACCCAACAGACTCAAGTTATTATTGGTGTGGCTCCGAGCAAAGTTTTACCGAAAGATATCGATCCTACAAAAAGATTACCCTCGAACAATTCCGTGAAATCACAAACCCGCATCCTGAACACTGGTGTATTGAAGCCACAGAAGAAAACTTTGAAGAACTCTATGCTTGGTGGAGAAACAATGTACCTGAACGCTACACCGGTTTTCAAGTTGGTTATACCCTAGTGTCCGTGCACCCACATGACACAAGCAAGTATTATCTTGGCTCCATTGTAAGCTGCGTTGAACATTATCCACAATTCAAAGAAATCACCTTAGAGCAATTCCGTCAAATCACAAACCCAAACCAAACCCAAACAACCATGTCAAAATCAATTCAAATCTCTCGTGACCTTCTTAATGCATACTACGACGCAGCTACTACCCCACAGAAGGAATACCTCACAGAACACTTCAAGTTGGATGGAACTACTACTGAAG